ACAGGATCGAGGGCGAAGACTACGGACGTTCCTACGTTGAGGAGCATTTAGGCGACCTCAAGTCCCTCGAAGCTCTCATGCAGGCTATCGTCGAAGGTTCTGCCGTGGCTGCGAAAGTTCTTCTCCTCGTGAATCCCAACGGAACCACAAGGGCGAAGACCATCGCATCCGCTCCCAACGGCGCAGTCAGAGAAGGTGTCGCCGAAGACGTGACTGTTCTTCAGATGAACAAGTTCGCAGACTTCCGTGTAGCTCTTCAGACCGTTCAGATGATCACGGAAAGACTGTCCCGCGCATTCCTGCTCATGCAGGGCGTACAGCGTGACGCCGAACGTGTCACCGCAGAAGAGGTACGCATCACAGCTCAAGAACTCGAAACCCGCCTTGGCGGTATCTATTCCATACTCACACAGGAGTTCCAGCTTCCGTATGTGAACAGGAAGATGAACAAACTCCAGAAGCAAGGGAAGCTCCCGCCGCTCCCGAAGGATGTGGTCAAGCCTTCCATCGTCACTGGCCTTGAAGCTCTTGGAAGAGGCCATGACAGGAACAAGCTCGTCAACTTCCTCGGAACCCTCGGCAAGGTGCTTGGTCCCGAAGTGCTTCAAACATACGTCCATGTCGATGATGCCATCTCCCGTCTGGCAACCGCTGACGGCATCGACACTGATGGCCTCATCAAATCCAAAGAACAAATCGCAGAAGCGCAGCAAGCGGCTCAGATGCAGAGTCTCATTCAGCAGCTTGGCCCTGAAGCAATGCGCATGATTGGAAAACAGCAAGGAGCAAGTCCGAATGGCTAAGAAGAAAGAAACCGAAGCCCCTGAAAAGGCAGTTCGTTCCAACCCCGCCGACAAGACCCCCGGCGAATCTAAGCCCATCAAGACCGAACTCCCCAGCGGCACTGTCCGCATCGACAACTAAGTAAAGAAGTGAGGTTCCAATGTCTGAACTGAATGGAATGTCCGTTGAGCCTGAGCTGACTGGCCCTGACGCGCCGGAACAGGCTCCTGAAAATACAGGCGGTGCTGGTGAGGAAACCCTCCTCGCTGGCAAGTTCAAGTCTACCGAAGAGCTGGAGAGAGCCTATCAGGAACTCCAGAAGAAGATGGGTGAACAGGGCGGTGGCGGTGGCAGCGAGAAAGCCGACGGCGAAGTGACCACCAAGGACGCGGAAGGAGCTTCTCACGACGAAGCAACGGAAGTCCTCAAGGTTGCTGGCCTTGATATGGCTGACTTCACCACTGAATACGAGAAAGATGGCAAGCTCTCCGACGCCAGCTACAAGCGTCTGGAAGAAGCTGGCTTCCCTCGCGCTGTCGTTGACACCTACATCGATGGCATGACCGCCAAGCAGAAAGCTGCGGAAGCGGATGCCGTACTCACCGAAAAAGCCATTACTGAAATCAAAGGCTTCGCAGGTGGCGAAGATGCCTACACGCAGATGGTTCAGTGGGCAGGGCAGAATCTCACCGAGAAAGAGATCGCTGCCTACGATGCCGTCATGAACAGCGGCGACGTTGAACAGATCAAGCTGGCTGTGGCTGGTTTGAAGATGCGCTACGTCGGTGCGATGGGGATGGAACCCAACCTTGTCGGAGGACGTGCCAGCGGCTCTAACGCAGGTGACGTGTTCCGCTCCTCGCATGAAGTCATGACCGCGATGCGTGATCCTCGCTACGGACGCGATGCGGCATACACCCGCGAAATCGAAGACAAGCTGGTGCGTTCCGACGTGTTCCAGCCTGTGCGAGGCTAGCATGGGTGGCCTCATCGCCGCAGGGATCAGCCTTGTCACCTCTGTCGTCAAAGGCTGGTCCGAACGTCGCAGAGTAAAGGCTGAGACAAAGATGCGGATTGAAGAGGCACGAGCGAACGCAGAGATCGCACGGCTCCAGCGGATGGCTGAAGCTGAGATCGACTGGGACACTGAGGCGATGCGGCAGCGTCGCTACACCTACGTCGATGAAGCATGGACCTGTGCGACCCTGTTTCTCCTCGCTGGCTGCTTCATCCCTGAACTTCAACCCTACATGGAGAAAGGCTTTGAGGCTTTGAAGAAAGCTCCGTGGTGGGTTGAGCTGGCTGTCGTAGGCCAGATCGTTGCGGCTTTTGGACTTCGCTGGCTTTTCAAGGAGTTCATCAACCGCTTCAAAAAGTAAAAGCGTTGTCATTGTATTCCTCCTTTGTGCCGTGAAGGACGGGCAGGTTTGCCGTAAGTCCCGTCCCTCACATCTCCTTCCAGTTGAATTCACATGCAGTGCGCCTTTTTAGGCGGCTTCTCCAAAGCAGACATAGCGTCAGTACGGATGGCCCGGTGCGCCGGACAACCAGACCCTGAACACGCTGCGTTGAGCACGGAGATTGGAACATCAACCAAGCGAAATTCAACACTAAAGGAGAACTGAAAATGGCTGTGAACGATGCAATCCGTTCCAACCCCGGCTGGATCAACGCTCAGACCGACGGCTCTTGGGAGCAGGAGAACGCTGGTTTTCTCAAGGTCTTCACTGGCGAAGTCATGACCGCCTTCGAGGAAACCAACGTAATGAAGGAACTCCATCTGGAGCGTACCATCACCAGCGGTAAGTCCGCGTCCTTCCCTGCAACTTGGAAGGCTAACGCCCGTTACCACGTCCCCGGCACTCCCATCCTCGGCTCCAACCAGATCAAACACAACGAGCGCATCATCAAGATCGACGATCTCCTGATCGCTGACGTGTTCATTTACGATCTGGATGAAGCGAAGAACCATTACGATGTCCGCCAGATTTATTCCAAGGAACTCGGCAATGCGCTGGCTCGTGAATACGACCAGAAGACCATGCGGGTTGCTTGTCTGGCTGCTCGTGCTTCGGCAACCGTTGAGGGAGCACATGGCGGTTCCGTCCTCAAGAACGCCAACTTTGCTACTGACGGCAAGGTTCTGGCTGGCGGTATCTTCAACGCTGCTCAGGTGTTCGACGAAAAGGACATCCCTGACAACGAGCGCGTCGTCGTGGTAAGCCCTGCGCAGTATTACCTTCTGGCGCAGACCACCGACCTCATCAACAAGGACTGGGGCGGTGCTGGTGTGTATGCGGAAGGTAAGATTCTGAAAGTTGCCAACATCCGTATCGTTAAGTCCAACAACGTTCCCAACGCGGTCGTTGCTGCCAAGGCTGGCGAGAACAACGAATACGGTGGCGACTTCAGCAACACTGTTGCCATCGCCTTCCACAAGACCGCTATCGGTACCGTCAAGCTCCGCGATCTGGCAATCCAGAAGACCGGAAACGACTTCAACGTCATGTATCAGGGCCACCTGATCGTGGCAAAGTACGCGATGGGCCACGGCATTCTTCGCCCTGAGTGCTCCATCGAACTGTCCAAGGCTGCGGCCTAAGAACTCTAGGGAAGCTCCTGTAAAGCAGCGGGAGCTTCCCTTTTTTTTATCCTTTGAAGGAGGCAAGTATGGACAACAAGTTTCCCGTCCCGACAACGGAACTGGAAGCAGTGAACACCATGCTGTCCGTGATTGGTGAAACTCCGGTGAACACCTTGTCCGGGCAGATGGTCACGGACGCTGTTATCGCAAAGAACGTGCTGAATGAGATCAGCAGAGAGGTGCAGTCCGAAGGATGGCACTTCAATACGGAAGACGACTATCCGCTCACCCCAAACAGCGACGGTGAGATCGTACTGCCGAAGAACTGTGTACGTGTACACGTAGCCTCACGCTCGTCTCTGGACGTAGTGCAACGTGGCACGAGGTTATATGACCGCACAAACCACACGTATAGGTTCACGTCAACGGTGCACGCCGATGTAGTCTTCCTTCTTCCGTTCGAGGAAATGCCCGAAGCTGCTAGGCGTTACGTCACTATCCGTGCAGCACGTGTATTCCAAGACCGTGTGGTCGGTGCCGGAACATTGCATGACTTCAACGTCATGGATGAGGCGAGAGCACGTGGCATCCTTGTCGATGCAGAGAGCATCACTGCCAACGTGAACATGATCTCTGGTCCTGACAACTTCCTCAGCGGCTGGAGCATCTCGAAAGTGTTGGAGAGGTAGCCATGCCACTTATCTCCACAACCATACCCAACTTGGTCAACGGCGTGTCACAGCAGCCTTTCGCACTCCGGCTGGCATCCCAGTGCGAGTTGCAAGAGAACTGCTACCCTTCCGTCGTTGAAGGACTGAAGAAGCGTCCATCCACGAGCCATTGTGCAAAGATCGTCGAAGGCAAGCTGGATAACGCCTATTCACACATCATCAACCGCGACATCAATGAGCGATACATCGTCCTCATCATGAATCAAGACATCAAGGTCTTCGATTTGAACGGTGTCGAGAAGACGGTCAACTTCCCTGACGGGGCAGAATACCTTGCGACGGATGCTCCTGAGACGGCCTTTAAAACCGTCACCATCGCTGACTACACGTTCATCCTGAACAAAGAAAAAGTGGTGCGGATGTCCGAAGAAACATCCCCGGATAGAGGTGTCGAAGCCATCGTCTTCATCAAGCAGGCCAGCCACGAAACTGACTACACACTGAAGATTGACGATACTGAGATCAAACACTCCACCGGGAACACCGGAAAGGTTTCCACGACTGCGATTGCAACGGCATTGGCAGATCAAATCCAAGGCTTCGAGGTTAAGGTCGAGCACTCAACAATCTGGATTCGCAAAGCGGATGGAAGCGATTTCACGATCAAGGTCGAGGACAGTCGTTCCAACACCCATACCAAACTGGCAAAGAAATCAGTCCAGCGGTTCAGCGATCTTCCCACGGTCGCGCCGAAGGACTTCACTGTTGAAATCGTGGGTGACCAGTCGTCCAACTTTGACAACTACTACGTCAAATTCCAACCGAACAACGAAAACACAGACTTCGACAAAGGCGTCTGGATCGAGACGGTAAAGCCGGGAATGAAGTGGAAGTTCGATGCTTCAACCATGCCTCACGCTCTTGTACGTGAAGCTGACGGCACGTTCTCTTTCAAACGCCTTGAGTGGAAAGAAAGAACATGCGGCGATGAAGAGAGTGCTCCTGAACCAACATTCGTTGGGCGAAGGATCAACGACATCTTCTTCTACCGCAATCGTCTTGGTTTCCTTTCCGACGAAAACTGCATCATGTCGGAGGCGACCGAGTTCTTCAACTTCTTCCCGACGACAGTGACTACGCTGGTGGACAATGACCCGATTGACACTGCGGCTTCACATTCCAAAGTGTCTATCCTTCACCACGC